TCAGTGCCAGAGTGGAGCGACGAAAAGACGCGCCAGAGTGACATGAACGATCTAATCGCTTATGCCCGTGAGAACGGGTTCCCAGACGAAGAGCTGAATGAGGTCACTTTTAATCGCCATATACAAGTCCTTCGTAAGGCCATGTTGTTTGATAAAGGTCAAACCGTAGCCGAGAAGAAGGTCAGGAAAGCTCCGAAGATGCAACGCGCTGCCAATGGCAGATTTGCGAGCAAGAAAAAGTCGCAAGTCGATCGTCTTATTGACAAGGCCAAGACGGCGAAGGGTGCTAACAAACGGGAGGCACAAGCTGACGCAGTCGCGGCCATACTCGCAGGAGAGTAATCATGGCTACAGGTAACATTGACTCGTTTGACTTAAAGTCAATCGAAAAAGGCGGAATGATCCGCGAAGATGTAATGGACAAGATTTTCGATATCAGTCGAATCCCCTTGCCCTTTACAGACATGGTCGGGACCACCAAGCATAAGAACGAATATTTTGAGTGGACCAAGGATGAGCTGGCAGCACCAGACGTAACCAACCAGGCAGTTGATGGTGCGGACGCTGGAGCAGCAGAGGGTGTCACGGGTGAGCGTGTGGGTAACCATTCGCAGATCTCTACCAAGGTAATCGCGGTCTCGTACCGAGCAGATGCCAGCGACACCATAGGGCGCCAGAGAGAACTTGCCTATAGACTTACCAAGGCAAACCAAGAGATCCGACGCGATGTCGAGGCCATCTGCCTTAACAACCAAGCATCGGTTGCAGGCACTAGCTCAGCCGCTGGCGTCACTGGTGGACTGCCTTCGTGGATGGAGACCAACTGCTTCAACGCAGACGGTACAGCCAACACCACTGGCGGCTACAACTTCAGCACTGGTAAGACCACTGCAATCACTCCAGAAGCTGGAGAGGCTCTGTCGTTCCAGGGCGTGAAGGACGCGATCCAAGCGGTGTACGAGGAAGGCGGTGAGGTTAACACCTTGATGTCATCACCCTCTGTCATCGCCGGACTGTCTTCGTACATGTTCGATGAGACCGCACGGGTTGCCACGCTGACTGCTGATCAAGGCAAGAGCAGTGAGAAGGCTAAGGCACTTAGCTCGGTTAACGTACTTATCTCAGATTTTGGCACGGTTAAGTTGGTATCTAACCGCTTGCAGCCGAAGGACGCGAACGGCGCTGACTTCGTGTTCTTGCTTGATCCTGAGTATGTATCCATTTCCTTCTTGGAAGGCTATCGCACTGACACCCTGGCGAAGACCGGATTGTCAGAGAAGCGGATGCTTAGTGTGGACTACGGACTGCGTGTGCATACAGAGAAGGCTCACGCCTTGATCTGTGGCGTTGACGGTTCAGCGACAGTAGTCGAGTAAGTTTGTAGGGGGAACGCCGCGAGGCTAGTACCCCTTTTTTCGTATACAAAAGTGCAAAGAGAATTCTATGAGCGATGTTCACTACACGGGTAACGGCACGGGGGTCCAGTGGAAGTACTCACCCCACGAAGAAAAGATGTACGTCAACCGCTACTCGACTGATCACGATCAGATAGCAGAGCGCGCTCAGAAGATCCGTAACGAGGGTGGCACAAAAGAGAAGGGCGGGTTCCGCCTGGTTGCCACCATCCCAGAGGAAGTGTTCGTCGCCGCAAACAGCGGCTTTAGCCATGACGGCAAGTACAAGGGCTTTCTGAACTGCGACCACGAAATGCAGCAGAAGATGCTATCGAAATTCTTTCTGGAGGAAGACATCAAGATCTTCCTCACCAATGACAACTACAGGATCTAATCATGGGCGCAAATACAAATACGATGCCTGGTACAGCAATGCCACGGCCTCCAGTGGGCGGCACGGGGGGATTCGGCAACCCAAGCAACCCAGGCCAGCCAATATCAGCGGTAATGAGCAGTGGACCTCCTCCCGGCTATGGAGGGTACGGGCCTGCCATTAACAACATGAGCGGTGGGCCTACCCCTTCGGCCCCAAGCTTTGCGGGCTTTCCCACGCAACAGTCAGGCGGTTGCCCAACGTGCGGGAGGTGACATGAAGCCAATCGCAATGCACAACACCAGAGGCGTGGGCGTCATCGGTACTCGGCGCGTTAACAAGATTGTTCACACGACCGGCGCAGCCAAAAGTCGTGACCGCAAGAAGACACCACCAGCACCTCCTCCTGCACCCCCGACTCCATGATAGGGAGTCTCATCTTTGGCAGCGTCCCGTTCGCAGGGCATCGTCCGCCTGCGGATCTTGGTGGATGGAAGCCTCGCCCCGACAACGAGAACGGTTGGAACGAGCAGGGCCAATCCGTAGATGGGTGGAGCGAACAACAGCGAAATTCGGACATCTGGCAAGACCAGCCAGTTAATGAAGTACCGACAACCATCTTGGTGAGATCATGAATTTTAGAGAGCTAAAAGCAGCAGCGCAGGCTTACTGCGACCGCTACGACGAAGAGATGGTTGATGTCTTGCCTTCTTTTATGCGCGTCGTGGAATCAAAGATCAACACCGCACTGAAAACTGGCGAGCAGTCTGTTCGCAGTCGCATATACCTAGAACCAGAGCAGGAGTACTACGGACTGCCCAGCGATTGGGCTGGCTTCCGTGAGGTGGAAATCATTTCGCCCGGCCAACGCACTGGCTCTGCACTGACCTATCTGCCCCCCGAGGAAATGAGCAAGCTGAACCGGCGTTACGAGGAAGTCGTGCGTCAACATAACTACTACACCGTTGTGGCTAATCAGATTCAGATTGCGCCTCCTGGGCTGGATGACGTTCTGGAGGTTGTGTACTTCCAGCGCGTTCCCGCGATGACATCAGATAACCAGACGACATGGCTTTCCGAGAAAGCGCCTGACGCATACATCTTTGGCCTGTGCTGCGAGATCAGTGGATTCGCAAAGGATGAGGTGAGCTTTGCGGGCTATGACGCCCGATTCAAAGAGGCCTTGATGCAGATTACACAGGACGACCAGGTCACGCGGTGGTCTGGCCCTAGTCTGCACACCCAGATTGAGGGTCTCGTTGTATGACTGGCGAGAAGGTAGCTAACTGGGTAACTGAAAGGTTCACCGTCTCTGGCGGTGATCTTCAGCTTCGGGGAAGCGGCGAGGGGTACGCCTCTTTTGCAAGCGCGTTCACCAGCGGTGACAAGCTGTTCTACGCCTGCTCGGATGAGGATGGCAACAAAGAGTCTGGCATAGCGACCTATGAAATTGGAAAGCTAACTAACCGACAAGTCACATCCACCTTCGTTAACCGTGTCTACAACGACAGCAATCCCTCTCCGCTGACTTTCCCGAGCGGCGGCACGGTAGCGGTCACGCTGAACGCCAGTGAGTTCCAGGCGCTGTGGGACGCGATGTACGATGCTGGTGACCACCATGTTGACACTGATAACCCTCACAACGTAACTGCCCCGCAAGTCGCTCTTGATCCTCTTCTGCAGCTACTGGCGAATGACGACCAGAATGTGCAGGGCGCGCTTGAGTACACGCTTGACCGACTCTTCGTAAAGGTATCGGACGACAAGCCTAAGAACCCGGTAGAGGGCGATCTCTGGGCTGACACGGGTGCTACGGCTGAGCTTTACGTTTACCTAGACGGCCAATGGGTCTCTATGACCGGGGCCGGTGGTAACGCAGGCAACTTCACAAAAGATGATATCGACGGCACTGTTATCGGCAAGCTGCTGGGCCGTGAGATTGATGAGAACGGCGAGGGCGTCTGGCGTCAGATACTGAGCGACGACATCATCCCCGCAGGCGGCGCGACCAACTTCTCTACTGACGGGTCTCTCCTGCGAACGCAGTCCGACATCAACCAGTTCCTGTACGACACAGCCATAGCCAACAATGGCGGTGGTGGTGGCGGTGGCAGCTACGACGACACCCAGATCAAGGCAGAACTCGCCCAGGAGACGAACGATCGCATCGCCGGAGACGCCCAGCTTCATGATTCTTTGGATAAGGAGACGAAGGATCGTAAAGACGCCGATGATGATCTGCAGGATCAGATCGACAAGATCCCTCCGCCACCCAGCACTAGCAACTTTGTCAAGAAGACCGGCGACACAATGTCTGGGTCTCTTCAGATCAATGCTGAGCTTAAAGTTACCGGCAGCGCAGACTTCAACAAGACCAGAATACACAATGTCGGCGACCCGCTAGACATCCACGATGCCGTCAACAGGGAGTATGTTGATGGGATCTTTGAGCGGGCGCTGAAGTACCAGACAACCCCGTCAAACATGACGATCAACCGATACGTTGATAACGCCATCTGGGATGAGGACAACAACCGCATCCTGATGTTCCGTAACTACTTCTCGCGTTCAAACCAGACCCAGCACCCGCAGCTCATTATTGCCGACCCCGAGACGGGCAACGTCGAGTACAAGGAGTTCAGAAACCCAACCAACACGGGCAGGCGCGAGGGACTTGGCCCGCCCATCAAGGTGGGCGACGACCTGTTCTTCTTT